TTTCTTCACTGCGAAAAATGCAAGCAGAAAGTACCTAAAATTCAAATTGATCATATAGAGCAAGCCGGAAATTTGAAGAGCGAAGGTTTTATAGAGCGGATGTTTTGCCCATCAAGTGGGCTTCAAGGGTTATGTATTAAATGTCATGCAGTTAAAACAAAAGAAGAGGCAAAAAATCGAGGTAATTTTTACTAGTTGCTTTATTAATCGCGGGGTATGGATTAAGACAATATGGGTTTGGAGACTTTTATGATGCGTGAACAATCAACGGATGCTTTTGAAATATTCTGTGCGCTGATGCTTGCGGGCATAATGGTTGGATTTTGGTATTTCACATGGTCAATGGTTATGCGATGAAAACACCTAGCAGAATAATTTTTGATGAAGCCCTCGCCACTCACGGCAAGGTGTTTGAATGAGGTATCTGATAACGCGCTTAAGGCGATTTTTTCTATGGTGGCATTTCATTACAAACAGATGCGACCTTTGCGATGAGCGAGCGGTTACTAGCGATGGCGTCGGCCTCATGCTCTGTGCCGGTCACGCCAACCTAAAGCCACATCTAGATCGGCAAGATAGTCCTAATCAAACCACCACAGAGGAGGGGAAATGAACGAAAAGATTTTTGAACAACTTTGGAAGGCTCTAGAGACGGTTGAGCAATTTACCCCCAGAGCAAATGGTCAGCAGATTATGAAACTAAGCATAACTCAACCAGAGGGCGTTAATTTTGGGTCGTGGGGAATGAGAGAAAAATTCGTTATCGAGGTAGAGTATGGGTATGACGGTCGGACTGACAATGATATTCCCGTTTAGTCAACAAAAATAGCTAGACCAGCCAAGTCAACTAAAAAGTCTAGCCTCGGTAATTTTTGCTTGATTTTCTAGACCCGCGCAAACCCTAATAGGGAATGCCACTAAATCCACGTCAAACTCTGTTCGTTAAAGAATACGTCGTTTGTAAGAACGCTACCGAGGCCGCAAAGCGTGCGGGCTACTCCGAGAAGACCGCGTATGCCTCTGGAAAAGAGAACCTCCACAAACCTCTTATACGAGCTGCAATCGACAAAGAGCTTAACAAGCTATATGCTGCAGTTGACATCACGGCTAAGCGCGTTATCGAAGAGTTAAGTAAAATTGCGCTAGCCGACATGACCGACCTTACCGCGACCGCGCGTATGCGCATGAACGACAAAGTTAAATCGCTAGAGATTCTTGCGAAGCACTTCAAGCTTCTAACCGACGTGCAGGAAGTGACCGGCAAAGACGGTGGTCCGCAAGTGATCATTACGCTGCCTCAGAATGGTTTTGAGGGTGAGTGAGAAAATTAATATCATGCCTCAAGCGGGTCCTCAAAAAGTATTTCTCGCAAGTCGGGCCAACATCGCAATTTTCGGTGGCGGAGCTGGGGGCGGTAAATCCTATGCCCTCTTGCTCGAAGTCCTCAGGCATTTTAATAACTCCAAATTTTCGGCATTGGTCTTTAGAAGAAATTCAACGCAAGTTAGAAATCCAGGCGGCCTCTGGGACATGTCGGCCGAAATGTATTCTTCGCTTGGTGCCGTCGCCAAGCAAGCTTTCCTTGAGTGGGAATTCCCAAGTGGAGCAAGTGTGAAATTTGCTCATCTCGAGAACAAGGAAACAGTATTTAATTATCAAGGAGCTCAGGTCCCACTTATTTGCTGGGACGAGCTCACACATTTTGAAGAGTCGCAGTTTTGGTACATGATGAGTCGCTTGCGGTCCACCTCTGGTGTACCGGGGTATATGCGCGCAACCTGCAATCCGGACCCCGACTCATGGGTCCGCAAACTTGTAGATTGGTGGATTGATGACGACGGATATCCTATTAAAGAACGCGCAGGAAAGCTTCGCTGGTTTATTCGTCGTGACGATAGTTTTGTATGGGCTGACGAGAAAACAGCCTTCACTGAAAACGACATGCCTCGTTCTGTTACTTTTATTCCTAGCTTGGTTCACGATAACAAAATTCTGCTAAGTAAAGATCCAACCTACGTTGCGAATTTAAAATCGCTTTCGCGCGTTGATCGCGCACGACTACTCGAGGGCAATTGGAATGCCAGAGCTAATGCGGGCTCATTATTTCGTCGCGAGTGGTTTCCAATGGTGGAAGCAATTCCATCTGGTTGGGTACAAGCGGTTAGGTTCTGGGACCGCGCGGCCACAAAGCCAAGTGAACATAATCCTGACCCAGACTGGACTCGTGGACTTCTACTTTATAAGTATGCAAACAATACTTGGATTGTCGGCGATCTTCGGTCTGATCGCGATACACCTGGACGTATTGAAAACTTAATTCGTAATACCGCACAGTACGACGGCGGACGCATAGAAATAGTTTCGCAGCAAGATCCAGGTAGTGCCGGAGTTGCAGAAGCTGAATATTTTGTAAGGATGCTTGCGGGTTACAACGTTCGCACAGTTTTACTTAACCACGACAAGGTAACTCGGGCGAAGCCGGTGTCAGCGCAGTGCGAAGCCGGAAATATTTCTATCTTGCGTGCGCCGTGGAATGAGGCACTATTTTCAGAGTTAGAAAATTTCAGCGACAACGATAAGGAATACGCTCACGACGATATCGTCGATGTATTCTCGGGCGCATTTAATGAATTGACCGGCGGCAGGTCTTTAGCTGACGCTTATTCGGGGAGAATGTAGATGAGTAAAAAAAGACCGAGCGGAAAAGGCATGCAAAAAGTAGCAGAGGTTGCATGGGCGCCACCAGAAAAAGCTCCTGAATCTTTATCTAGTCTTATCACTAATCCGAGTATGGCTAATGACCTACTCTCGAAAATGCAAAACCAAAACCCCGGATTCTTTGGTGGGGGTAACATCCCACTAGGCACCCCTGGCGGTTTTCCAGGCGGCGGCTCTATTCAGCCAGTTGAAGATTCAACGACGATGTTTGAAAATCTTCGTTGGTACTTTGTATCTAATTTTAGACAGCTACTCTCGCAAGCCTTTGTTGAAATTGGTTTAGTGCAAACTATTTGTATAGTGCCAGTGCAAGACGGTCTTCGCGGCGGCATTATGATTAAATCAAAGCAGATCAGCGAAGAAGAGATTCATCAATTGCAAGTTTCGGTTGATCGCGACGATGACTTAGGAACTTGCGCATGGTCTGCAATTTGGGAACGACTGTACGGCGGCGCCGGGATTATAACCTTGCTTGGTGATCAAGATCCGGAAGAGCCTTTAAATATAGAAGCGATCACGGAAGATACTGAACTCGAGTTTCGCGACGTTGATATGTGGGAATTATTTTTGGACAAGCAAAACGTCGAGGGTTACGACCCACAAATTCAAGCCCAAGAGTTTGAGTTTTACGACTACTACGCAGAGCCTATTCACAAGTCTCGGGTCATGCTTCTAAAAGGACTTAAAGCCCCAAGCTTCATTCGTCCTCGTCTCCGCGGTTGGGGCGTGAGTGTTGTTGAAACGCTCATCCGCTCAGTTAATCAGTACCTCAAGGCAACGAACTTGAGCTTTGAGGTGCTAGACGAATTTAAAATCGACGTTTACAAAATTAAGAATTTAGTAAATACACTGCTTAGTCCGACTGCCGGCCACCAAGTTAAGCAAACTGTGCAAATGCTCAATTGGCAGAAGAACTACAATAATGCCGTTGTGCTCGATTCTGAGGATGATTTCGTCCAAAAGAATTTATCGTTTGCAGGTCTTGCTGAAGCAATGGACGGAATCCGCATGCAGGTTGCAGCGGACATGCGCATGCCAATTACAAAACTGTTTGGCACAAGCGTGAGTAAAGGCTTTGCGACCGATCAAAACGACATGGAGAACTATAATTCCATGATTGAATCAGAGGTGCGGGTAAAACTTAAATACCATATTATCACCATGCTTGAGCTCAAGTGCATGAAGCTATTTGGCTACGTGCCAGAAGATTTGGAAATTGAGTTTAAGCCACTTCGTGAATTATCAGCAGTTGATCAAGAAAACGTTAAAACTCAAAAGTTCACAAGGTTACTGCAAGCTAAACAAGCGGGCCTTGTATCTGACGTTGAGTTTCGCGATGCCAGTAATAAGGGTAAACTCTTTGACGTTGAGCTAGATACTACAGATGTAGGTTTAGCTTTAGTCGATGAGGACAATGCGGACGATGCCGAAGAACAAGCAGACGACGGGCAACAGCCCGGTGCCGACAGATCAGATTCTCGCAAGGTCGACGTGACAGATGAAAAGAAAACTACCGCAAAGAATAAGCAAATTAAGAATGAAGACTTTGACGAAGCAAAGCACCCTCGAGCCAAAGACGGCAAGTTTGGCAAAGGTGGGGGTGGTAGCTCTGGCGAAGGAAAAAAGTCCGGGGAGCCCAAGGGCGGAGCTGGAGTAAAAGTAAAAATGTCTGAAAAAACTTCTCAAGAAGAAAATATGTCAATAGCTACATACGGCGGTTTTGGCCATTTTGATATTGCTAAAATGCTCACGGGTAAAGAAAAGTTAGTTCGTGAGGGCGACCGAGAAAAGGCAAAAAAGGATATTGCTCATATCGATGCCGCTATTGATAAAAGCACTCTAGCTGAAGACACCACGGTATTTAGGGGCATGTATGGTGCTTCGGAGTGGGCCGCTAAGGGAGAATCGGCGGTTGGCACTAGCTTTGATGTTTCAACATATTGGTCAACGTCTGCAGATAAAGACATTGCCAAAGGGTTCACCTCTAAAGGCGGCAACGCCAAAAATCCTGACAAAGATGCCGTGATGTTTGAAATGAAATTAAAAAGCGGTCAAAAAGCCCTAGACGTATCTGAAATAAAAGATCCTACGGGAGAGAAAACGCGTAATGAGAAAGAAATGCTTTTACCGCGAGGGCAAAAATTCAAGGTCACCGGCTTTAGAAAAGAAAACGGAATTCCTGTGTATACTGTCGAGGCAGAAGAAACGGTTAAAAACTCAGATCGTTTTGATCTTGCTTCTTACGAAGCCGATGGCGGCGATACTTGGATTTCAGAAGAACGTGCGCGCGGGCTATCGGTGCTATCGCACATTTCAGATTCACCAAAGTATAAAGAAGCTAAATCTAAATCGGAACGAATTACGGGTCGCACTAACGTAGCATTTGCATTGTGGCTGTTTAAAAAACTCGGGGGTAAGTTGTGAAATTAGAATCTAATTTGAGTGTACCGTTTCTTGCTGGTGTAACCATGGCGACTATTGAGCGTCACTGGATTCTAAAAGCACTTGCCTACTACAGCGGTAACAAAACCCAAACAGCTTCTGCTCTTGGTATTTCAGTTAGAACTATTGATAACAAGCTCAAAGAATACGAACAAGAGGAGTTAGACCATGCAGACCGAGCAGCAAACGACAGAGCCGATAAATCCCGAGAGCTTGAGCGACAACGCGGCACCCTCATTACCCAATACAACGGACTCGGCTCCGCCAACCAAATTAATCCCATCATGGCGGGAGCGCCAAAAAGCGCTAGCCCTCCAGTCCAAAATGGCCTTGAAGCCATCCGAGGGTCACGCGTGGAATCCGCTGCGCAAACTGTCGCGGAACCGGCTTTGCCCGTGTCTAAGCGGCAAGAAGTTCAAAGCGTGTTGCCTAAACAGTCTTCCTCCGGTGGTCACGGCAAAAGAGGCTGAGATTTATAAAAAGCAAATGCTTCTGCCTGATTTGATTTTTCTAACGAAAGCAAATGAAGAGAAGACCAAGCACTTAGTTGCAGAGCAGATAAAGGAGAACGAATGCAAATCACAGGACGAATCGAAGGCCTAAAGATTTCTCAGCACAACGACCAAAGACGAGTTGAGGTAGTGCTCAGCGGACTAATTACTAAAGAGCAAGAGCAACAATTTGTGGCCGCGTTTATGAGCGCACAAGTAAAAGGGCTTATGACTTTTACCGATACTGTTTTTGGTAAGGACATTATGTTTGACCTTGGTGCTGAAGCTAAAAAAGGATAAATAATGCGTATTTTTACGTTCTTACTTTTATTTTCTGTACGTATATTTGCGGACACTCCCCCACCGACTTCTATTCTTTACCTTAAGGCCGGATCTTGTGTCGGCTTTGTGCAGGGAGCATCGGGCAGTCTTTCTTGTTCTACGGGCTCCGCGCCGCTTAATTTACTACTACCTTCCCAAGGCGGTAACGCTGGAAAATTTCTATCTACTGACGGTACAACTGCTAGCTGGCAACCAACACTTACAAGCGTTCCATGGGGCTCAATCACAGGCACACTTTCAAATCAGACAGATTTGCAAAGCGCGCTCAATGCTAAGCAACCAACCGGAAACTATATTAC